GATGAGAACGCCGTCACGCATGAAATACAGATCACCCGCGCACGATCGTAGGTGATTGGACTTCATCGTTTGGCTGCGCCCCGTCTGGACATAGACGGCTTGCTGTTCTGCCATTCGTTGGACCTCGCGAATCGACACCAGGAACCCAAGTTCAATTGCCTTCAAGACGAGACGCGCGAGGTCTTGCGAAAAAGCGGCTTGTTCGTTGAAGAGGCTCATGGTTGGCTCCCACGCTTCGCCATGGTGGCGAGCACAGCATCTTTGTCAGTGGAACCCTTGCTCGATCCGAACAGATAGTTCATGATCGCCATCCACCCCGCTGTGAGATTGCCGAATGCGAAGATCAGCACGTCGCGCGAATTGTCGTCGAGAGTGATCTTGTTCGCGCTCAGGTAGAACAGACAAGACAGACAACCGAAGAAGCCGGTCGTCACCAGAACCGCGATCATCGGAAGAAGCGCCTTCTGATACCAAGGAGCCGCCTCTGCAATGGCAATGGTGGCATTGGACTCACGCGCTGACGACCTGTCTTTGACTTCCTCTTGGAAGTAAGTCAGGTCACGGACTTCAGACTTCTCCGCCATCTCGAGCAAGAACTGCTCGTGCTCAATTTCCAATTGCTTGAGTTTGTAGCGCCCCTCTTCGCTCCCAAGCATGTCATCCAACTTTATGCCGAACTTCTCTTCCACCACTTCCTTGCCCTTCGTGGCGACCACAGAAGAGATGGCGGAGAAGCCCCACTTGGCGAGATCCTTCACAAGCGGGGCGAGGGCGAGTAGAATAGGTGCGACCATGAGATAGACCTCCTACTGTTTCACGTTACAGGAAGCCGTTGCTGCCCGCATGCAAGCACTCGCGGTCACTGGTGGCGCGGCCTTCTTCGGCTTCTTGGGCGCCGATGCGGGCTCGACGGGCTTGTCCGCTTTCTTTGCAGTGGCGATCAGGACGTCAGGTTCGAACGCGGCCACGAGCGGGGGCTTACGCACAGGCTCGCGCAAGTCACGGCACTCCTTCTGCGTCAGATCGATCAGATCGGCCTGCTTTGCTGGCTCGAATCCTGCAAGAACCTTGACGGTGAGTCGATCCATGATCTGCCCGGCCGTTGCATATCTGCAGGACTTCACTGCCGCGTTATACATCGCGATCGCAACGCAGTTGTCCGTGTTGGACGACGCCTCATAACCACTTGCGAGTGACCATCCGAAGCTGAACCCGTGCTGAGACGAGTTCGTGCACGGACTTTCGATCGCGGGCAACTGAGGCGCGAACATCGGCGCCGGAAGGACGTAGAAGTCACTGTCATAGCCGTAAGCACCAGGAGCCCCGGTGACACTGACAGAGTTGTTGGAACTCGCCGAACCACCCGTTCCACTTGCACCGCCCGCACCGCCAGTCGCGAGCGATCCTGCGACGGCGCCCGCGGTTGAGTGCGCGTCTGCGGCTGCGCCAGGATTGGTCTTTTGCCTCTGGTTCGTCGCTGATGCCGGCAAGGCGAGCAAGCCAACCAGGAACATGATGAGGGCACATTTCATTTCTTCGACTCCATTGGTTTATGGGACAGGCGTTAGCGTGAGATTGTCAGCGGCGTGCGAGTGCAGAGCCTCATTGATCTTCAACGTGTTGAGAGCGATCGGGTCAGTCGAGTGTGCGTGCATGGCCTCCTGGATTGGCAAGAAGTAGTTGCCGAGCGCAACGGGATCAGTCGCATGCGCGTGCGTCGAGTCAGCAACAGCCAGCGCAACAAGCGCGTTCAGAAGTGCAGTATCGGCCAAGTGCGTGTGATGTCCGTCAGTAATGACGAGAGTAGTCACAGACGACGTAGTGATGAGATTGTCGACCGTGTGCGCGTGCGTGGCCTGATTGATGACCAGGATAACGTTAGGCGTCACGAGCGTGAGATTGTCAGCTAGATGACCGTGGTGCCCTTCACTGATAGAGAAGAAGACCGGCACGACGTAGGTACGATCAACAACTGGAGGATAGTACTCTGCGCTCGACGAGACGATATACCAGTTCTGACGATGGATATGAATCAGCGCGATGTTGAGGTCCGTTATCAGACGGATGGCAATCGGACTCTTAAACTCGTTGAGACGCGATGACTCGACGCCAGACAGATCGATCGTGAACCAGTCGAATCCGTACTGATTCAGCCACTGGAACAGCGGGTCAAGATTGTCGTTGTCAACCCTCCATGCCACTTGCATCTGCATCGGCATCTGGGAGTGCAGACGACGCTGATGAGACGCGCCCATTCCGAACGGTGTGCGAATCACCGCAGAGCTGGCCTGCATCGCGTACCCATCGATACGCGACACACACGGTAGGACTTCTGGGTATTCGATCATCCCTATTCCCAAGGAGGTGAAGTCGAGACCTCGATGCGTTGTAACCAAAGGAGCTCACTGTCACCAGACAAGGCTTCGACCCTGGCTCCGAACAGTTCGCCAAACGCTGACATATCTATTACCAATGCGTCTGACAGAATCGTCGGACCTCCTGTATACGCTGCATCGACCGTCACTCCAGCAGTGTCAACTGTGATGTTCAATGTGAGAACGCCGAGCCCTTGAGCAACAGTCCCCACAGCCATAGTCATGGAGTCTTCGTCGTCACCTACTAGAGCGATAGTAATGCCGACCGTTTCCGGTGTCCACGTGATGACCAGATAATTAGCCCCGTCCTCGTCTAGGAACAGCCTGAGTTCCATTAGCTCGTCGTTCCCACCACCCGGCGAGCGGGCACGACGTTCCATCTTGATCTGCACATACCATGGGAACTCGCCGTCGATGCCCAAGGGGACGAACGAACTGTCTAACGGTGCGCCAGTCAAGAACTGAATCAGGTCCTGGCTTGTGCCGGTTGCTGCGGCGCCTATGCCATCAACAATGGATAGAGTAGTGTCGCCGCTTGCCCTCCAATAGAAGTCGTTCGTCGTGATGTCCGGATCGCGGTCAGCGATAGTTCCGGTCGGGTCGCGATCGACTGTCAGGACATCAAGTAGCAGCGGAGGCACATCAACATCCGGGACCATGTTGATCGGCGGCGCATACTCAGCGATACACGAAAGGATGTACCAATTCTGCCGATGCACCCGCATCAACGATACATTGATGTCCGAGATCAAGCGAATCTCAGTCAAGCTCTTGAACACATGAGCGGCTGACGACTCGACGCCAGATAGCTCGATAGTGAACCAATCGAATCCGTACTGATTGAGCCATGCGAACAGCGGTTGGAGCTGCGTATTGTTGACGCGCCATGCCAACTGAATCTTCATCCTCATGTCGGTATTCGCGCGACGCTGGCGGGTGTTGCCTGCATCGAACGCAGTACGAATCACGGCCGCACTGGCTTCCATCGCGTAACCATCGATGCGTGACACGCACGGAAGCCCATCTGGGAAGGCGCGGCTCTTAACAGACCCGAGCGTATCGGCCTTTTGTGCGTGCAGGGCTTCCTGCACGACGAGATCATACTCTACCGGAGGGTCCGTTGCAGTGTAAGACAGCTCTAGGTCGCCGACGAGATACTTCGTCGCGGCGTTGTTCGCCATGTTATTAAAGAGCAGCCAGAACCCGCAGACGCCACCCGACAGCGCCCACGAGAAGTCTGCAATCTGATTACGTCGCAGAGTGCCATTCACATACAGGCGAAGAGCGGTGCCAGCCGGATCGATCTCCATCCGGATCAGTTGAGCCCGCGGCGGCGCTATGCCCGAGTCCGGTACGCTAAAGGTGACAGTCGTCGGAGTGACGTTCTGTGCGCCGAAAATAATCGTGACGCTAGTCTGGAAGCCGCCAGTCGTGAACCGAACAGCGATTGCCGCTCGCTGCTGAAGAGCTACATCCGCGTGGAAGTATGTGATGAAATTGATGTCCGCACTACCGAAGTCCGGTCCGATCATGTTGACGACCATATTCATTCCATTCGGAATGGCATATGGCGTGAACGAGCTTCCACCGCGCGGGTCGAGTTCGCTTTGCGCGTTGGAAATGAACGATCCAACGTAAGTCGCACCCACACTGACGACGGCAGTCAGAGGGACAGAGAACGGGTCTTCCCAGTTCGGCCAGCCGCTAGGTTTTAGCTGCGGATTGTGGACCGACCCGAGCGCACCCGGGGTGATCTTGAAATTGTCGGTGAAGAACGGTACGTCAGCCACGGACTACTCTCAGTCTGCCCTCAACTGATGGATCAAGATAGAGTCCAGGTTTGCCTGATCGATGCGAAAGACTGTATCCGGCGGCACAATCGCACTGATGCTGTGCGCCATGGCACCATTGCCACCATTGCCGCAATACGCGATGGCTAGGCCACCGACGGTGATTGTAGCCTGTCCGTCATTCGCAGCCATGTGCGCCCGTACACTGACCTGAATTGGATGATCCGGAGACGTGTAGTTCACTCCGAAAGTACCGAGCGCTCGCCACGTATAACCGGGTCCGAACGCGGTCAGCGTCATGTACGGCAACTCCGAGAAGGAATCGACGCCGTTGCCAACCTTGATTAGGACTATCCCACCAGTCGTTCTTTCGATTGCGAACTCACCATCCCCGATCAGAATGTCGTCCGCGGCCCACTCGGCAGTCGTGCCGATCAGTTGTCTCATCCGTCCTTCAATGATTGGCATCTTATACTCCGTGATCTGACGGCGAGCCGCCGTCAATTACATCTACACTCGGCAGGATTGGCTCACCCGCCAAGACATCGTAATCAGTCGCTGGATCAGACGGTCTTCCAGCGATTATAAGATCGAACGTCGCACCGCCGCCACCCCCAGAAGGATCGAACCCTTGATGCGGCATCGCTCCTTCGTATGTCGTTGGATCATATATGATACATTCAACATGCGTTTGCGTTTCGCTGCTTGGGTTTGCGTCGAGCACTATCCAGTCTCGGACGATGTTCCCCACCGTACCGAAAGATACCCGAGTCGGCTCCTGTCCCGACCCACGAGCAAAGAGCGGGAACGGTGTTGACGGCAACACAATCTTGTCAGGACTCGCGCCCTGTGTGACGATGAGCGTCCCGCTTACGCCGTTCTCTTCATCAGACAACATCACGCCATAAGGCCCTGGCACCGACCAATCCAAGTATCTATCAAGGCTAAGGGTAAGACCGACGATCGCATCAACGATCGCGACCTGACCCCATCGCGGCATGTGGTGCTGGACAGAGATTCGATCTCCCGGCAACAGAATGAGGCCCTCTAACTCAGTATCGAATGCGAGCGTCTTTCGTTGCTTCTGCTTTCGGTTTTGGACCAGTCGGGCATACTGTGATGCCGTCGTGCGATCGGTACAGCCGAAGAGGGTGACCTGATCGACATCCAACTCATTTTCTGGCAGCGTAACAAAGTCCGGGTCGAATGAGTCAGGACGCCGATACTCAACGCGCACGCCCACAGGTGTTCCTACCCTATCGAACTGATAGCCGATCTGAAGATTTGTCAGATTGGCTTCATTGAACATCGCGACGCGGGTGTCCTTTACAGAATCAACCTGCACGGACATCACTTGGCCCACGGGCAGCGGGCCAGCAGCGACAGGTTGGAGGCAACTACTGAGAGCCTCGAATACTGTGGACCGTTGTGCGAAGACAGAGTTGAAGCCGTTATGGATCGCCCACGTACTCCTGCAAAGCGTGAGTGCAGGCATATCTATCTCATCGATCGGACGACCTGCGCCATAACTCGCAGTCATGATTTCCACAAACGCATCCGCAGGATTTCTCGATGCCAACAAAGGGCCCGACCCGAGAACCGGCAACATGCGCGTGACACGGAAGCGGATGCGCGAAGTTGCTGCCGATGCGATCCCATTCGTCGCCTTGATGCGAACGGCCGCGAGCATGGTGTTCCCATAGACGATCTGCGACACAGGAGCTCGGAGCAATTTGAATTTCAGACCCGTCCACACAACCTTATCGACCGTGAGATTGCTCTCAGCGTTCGGCGTGTTTCGTATCACGCGCACACGATAGCGCCCGGGGTCAACATCCAAGACATGAACGGTGCGACGAATCGGATTGTTTGTTGTGTATGAGAATCCCACGAACTCAGTTTGGATGGTGTCGATCGGATCGCCTGAATCGCTGATGCGCTGATAGTCGATCTGAATATTGACTGTCTTTGGCTCCAGTGCGCCTGTACCAGCGTTTGAATTGTATAGACCGGCCGGGAACACGAAGTCCGCCATGATGCGGTCGCCTTGCTGACCCGGCTTGCAGCATTCAAACCAGCCGACAGCAGTATCACCCGGCGAAGGAGTGATTATCGTTCCTGGCGGAATCACTGAAAGACTCGGCCACGGAGGTGCAACGTACTCCGACAACTGAACGTCCACCCACACGTAGAAGATCACCGGGTCTACTTCTGTTCCGCCTCCTATGCCTGCGAGGTATGAACGTAATGTCCCAAGTGGTTCGCTGGTGTTTGCGATGAGCCATGCGTAGTGGTCCGGAGGCAGCGGCACGCCCGGCGGAGGAGTGTAGTTCGGCAGGTCGCCTTCTGGAAGATTGTAGGAACCGCCGACTGCCTTCCAATACCTCGTCGGAGGGATTGTGTATGGTACGGCAGCGGTGAGTTCCTGGTCCCCGACTTCCGGCGACGTGACAACATTCTCGAAGATACCCGTCGTGTCTTCTATGATCCCCATCTGCTGCAGATGGTCGTCGGCTGTGAACGTTTGCCATTCCACTACTCCCGGCGGCATACCGGACACAGACGACTCTCCGACCATCATGTCTTCGATTCGATACGAGCCCTGTCCGATAACCAATATCTCATTAAGATATTGGTCGTTGTCGCTGAATTCTACGTATGGCTGCGAACCGAAGTCAGGAACCTGGATGAACGAACCGAAGCCAGCCGGGATGGGCTCACCTAGGCGAGCGGCGTTCTGCGAGCCGCTGATCGAGTAAACAGGCGAAGACGCCGGCTGATCGACTAGCGCTGATGGTTTCTTCGGCTTGAAGATTTGAGAGACAACAAGACCGATTGCCAGTGAGACAAGGGCTTGGATCGCATAGCCGATGATCTCTGCCCACGCAGGCGTGAAGAGGACCAGAACATGATCGCCCTCCTTGAACACAAGGTCTTCAGTGTCCTCTATCTTTTCTCCGTTGACTGCAACGGTGAGAGTGCCCTTTACTATTCCACCAGGGAAATTGATTCCGATCCAATGCTCGAACGTCATCGGAGGTAGACGATCAAACACTCGCTCGCTAGGCTTGAGCGTGTTGGATATGTAGGTGAGTTCGATCAAGGCACCCACCTTGCGAATCTGATCTTCGGGTGCGACATCTTGAAGTCTCCGAGACGCTGCACGACACACCCGGTCATGCGTTTGCAATGGATCACCCTGCCGTTAAAGTGCAGCCCAATGTGTCCGTCCCGTTGATCGAACACGAAGCACCAATCCTCGGGTTCATCGATCCAATCCGCATGATCTTTCGCGTGCCCGAGTATTAAAGCTTTCGTTTCATCGTGCGTCATGTGTCGGACCGCATAGTCAGGAAGATCGCGACCCATGCGCCTGTAGATTTCAGCGCACAGACCCCAACAATCGAACGCATCCGGCCCTCGCGCGCCGTGTACGTAAGGCTTTCCAATCAGGTCTTGGAAGTCGATCATCGATCGAGCCCCGGCCAGCGATCGATGCGATAGACTTCCAATGGGAACGGTCGATTCAGCACGTCCGATCGGCCAGCAGTCCCGGTGACAACCGAAGATGTTGCCTCAACGCTCGAGAAGCTCAGTTCCAGGGGTACGTTTTGCGGGCCCGCAGTTGGGTCATCCTCTATGAATAGTCGGATCGTGACCTTGATCCTGGTGCTCGGGGCGGCGCTCGCCCTTTCCAGTTCATCAACGATCATCTGATCGACATTTTGGATACTCAGTTGTGCGTCCTGCTGTCCTTTTCCGTCCATCTTCGGCAGGTTCAGTACAAAGTAGCATGGGCTATACACCTGATCTGAGTCGTCCTCCAGCGTAAGTACCATCTGTACAGATCGATTGATGAGCCAGTGGCTCTCAAGGAACAATGGGTGCTCAAGCGTGATGCCCCATAGAGGCATCTTCTGACCGGGAGCAGACGCAAAGACGCGCCTGCCACCCGCATCATATTGTCTTGTCGCGACCACTAGCCGCCCCTCGCCCGCCCGAGCGCATACGTCGATTCGATCGCAGATGAGACAAGACTTCCACCAGACCGGATGTCAGCAGCGACCGCACGCTTTGCACGCTCGACGATGATGTCCACCCGCGTGCCGTCCTCTGACTGTCTTACCTCTATCTCTGCGTTCGTGTTGTTGATGACGTTGACGCTAACGGTCGGGCTCACTCCTTTCACGCCAAGATCGCCGCTACTAGTGCGCGCGAGAGGGAACACACCTTCTGCGCCCGCTTCGCCCGCCTGCCCGAGCCCACCGGACATTGGAAAGAGTACCGGGCTCGTCAGGACGGTGCCCTTCGCGAAGCTACGAACCAGCTTTCCATTTTGGAATGCGTTGCCCTTCGCAGACCCTGTGCCGATATCGATGCCGAAAGCCTTAAGGATCACCTTCTGGGCTGCAAGTCTCAAGAGCTGCGCGATGATCGATTGCACCATCCTCTTGAACAGCTCCGACGCATCGGCAGTCCCCTTGGATAGATTGTCAAAGAAGGCTTTGAAGTTGTCCTGGACAGTCTTGATGACCGGGTCCTGTTCCTTGAATCTATCGTTCAGTTTCTTGACCGCAGCATCCATCTCCTCGGCGGTAATCCTACCAGTCTGGTAGGCGTTCGAGATTGTTTCCAATCCTGCGGCATACTCGTCGTTCTTCTTGATAGATGGGTCTAACGTCTCAAGGAGTTTGTTGTACTGATCGATCTGCTTATCTTGCTCTTGAAGGATAGTGCCATATGCTTCGGCCAAGGCTTTAAGACGTTCGATTTCTCCGGAGTACGTGTCATTCAGTTGCTTGGTTCGTTTGTCCAGTTCTTCTGCGCTTATTGTCCCGGCCTGATACGCTTCTGTCAGTATCCTAAGACCTTCTGCGTACTCTTCTGTCTTCTTAACCGACGGGTCGATGGCTCCGATCAACTTTTCCAGTTGTTCTATCTGCTTTTCCTGTTCTGTGAACATGTCCTTATAGGACTTCTGGATGTTCTTGTTTGTTTCTATCTCATCCTTCCGACGAGCAATCGCGACTGCGAGGTCCAGTTGTGCCTTGGTGTACGCCACCAGACCTAGCTTGACTCTGAGATACAACTTCCCTGTCTCATTCAAAGTCTCGGTCAGAGTGACATACTGGAAAGTGAGTTCCGCTATGATCTTCGCGTTGTTCACTGCCGCTGCGGACAGGTCTTCATGTCCTTTCTTCGCTGGCTCGACCCCGTCCTTTTTGTATTTCTCAAACGAGGCAGTGAGTTCTTTGATCTTAGCGTTAGCTCTCTCCTCGGCTTTGTTAGTGTCGTCTACCCACTCCCTCACGACATTAGCCGCTTGACGGAAATTGCTGGCTGCAGAAGCCGCGAAATCAGCAGACGCCT